GGGAGGAAGATCTGATAATATTCTTGCTTCAAATTCTTCATCTACAGAATGTTCGTCTTCAGATATCAAAACAAACATTACTTCACTCGAATTCATTTCACGCACCAATTTATTCATATTGTCTTCACCAAGAATTGGTGTTTGTCTCTGATCTCGATCATAAATGTAATGAATGTACTCGTGAGTTAAAACTCTTTTCATTGATTGTCCAGACTGTTCAATATTATCATCACAGAGAACAATTGTGTCTTTACCAACAAGGTATTCGCCCATCAGGTTTTTGTCATTGAAACAGTCTTGACTGTTGTTTACTAAAGTTACGCCACCAATCCACATAAGTAAGGAAAGGAAAACATCCAAAGTAAAAAGTCCCGTATTATTATTTAATATTTATACAATACGAGACTTTTAGTTGTTTAACTGAACCTTTTATTTAGAGAAGTTTATTCCCC